TCGTTGGAGCCTTCGGTCAGGGCGAAGGCACTGCCCGTGGCCAGCTGGTTAGTGATTAGAATTGTCTGTTGCATTGCTTGCTTCCATTGCTGCTAGTTGATCTTTGGCGTCTTGCATGTAAAAGGTCAGCATGGTGATCTCCTCACCGACCCAGCCCGGCCTGACGCCCGTGCCGTATTTCTTCTCTAGATCTTCGATCTGCCTCTGCTTGCGTGCGATGTACTCGCGGAGTTTGTCTGCTTCGGCCATCACATGATCCCCAATCTGTCCAATGCGAAGTATGATCTTTTATACGCCTTGATTAGTCCATCAACGCAGGCGATCCTGTCCTCAATGCCGGGCGTCATGCGGTCAAAGGGTGTGTTGATCAGCGTCTCCCGATAATCCCACAGCGCGGTCAGCACGATGTGCGTGTCCATTGCTCCAAGTTTGACGGCCATCAGATCCACCCCATCCCGAGGCCCAACATGAAGCCAGCGTACAGCAGGCCGAAGAGGCAGAAGATGCCGATCAGGTCGGCAAGAACGTCTCTGATACGCATTATTTGATTTCCTTGTTGGCGTTGATGGCAGATGTCAGGCGCTGGCGCAGTTCAATGCGGCGCAGGTTGTGCAGCATCTCACTGAGGTCGTGATAATCTGGCTGGTCGTGCGTGCTGTAGTCCATGTCGCGGTCGATGCAATCCAGCGCGGTCTCGGCCTGCTCCAGCGTAATGGTGATGGTGATGTTGGTCATGCTAGTCTCCTATTAAAACGGCGGCTCTTCGCCGGGGTAAGTTGGTTTCCACTGCGGCGGCGCGTAGGCCGCTGGCTGGGGGCGGGGTGCTGGCCGGGCGATGACGCCCAGCCTGTTTAGTTCTTGTTCGAGGGTCATGCGGCGACCAGATTTATGATGCGGCGACCGAATGCGTGGATGGTAAATTGTGCCACACGCTTGCCGCTGCGGATTTCAGTGCGAAAAAACACTCCATGCCGCGTTGACCAATCAGTCATCTTTTGCACGATGAATACGATGGCCTTCGATTTGGGAGAGTAAACATCACGACCGATGCTGACGTAAATGGAGTTTTTGTTGGTCATCTTGGTCATCCTTGTTGCTAGTTCGTATGACCACCATACAGCTAGAAACACCTCATGCAAGCAAAAAATTGCACTTGACGTAACTTTTTTTAAACCGTAAGCCTACAGCATCGAAACAAGGGAGAGCGCCAATGATGGCTCAAAGTCAAATCAGGCAGTGGTGCGCCAAGGACGGGCGCAAGCTCGGCTGGCTCGCCGACAAAGTGCCAGTTGCAAAATCCAGTCTGTCCAGATGGATGACGGGCCGCGTGGTGCCGTCCGCTGTCTACCGCCACCGCCTGGCCGACATAACCGGGATCGAAGACCTGCGCTTCGAGGAAGAGTGGATCACCGATGGAGCGATAGCATGAACAGGTCGGAAATTCTCGACACCGCCAAGGAGTACGTCACGAAGGATCGCGCCAGCACGCACGGAGATGCCGAGGCAAACTTTGGTCTAATCGCCGCTTACTGGTCAGCGCACCTGAACAAAAACATCAGGTCGCACGACGTGGCTGTCATGATGACCCTGCTGAAGCTGGCACGCGCCAAAACGAACCCGGCCAACGCTGACAACTGGGTCGACGGCTGCGGCTATCTGGCTTGCGGTGGCGAGATTGCTGACAAGGAGAAAGACATGCAGGCCAAGATGCTGGTCGGGTTGAGGGGCGAGGCTCTCTGATGTCATACATCATCGGCATCGACCCCGGCAAAAGCGGGGCCATCGCGCTCCTCGACACTGACGACATGCAGGTCAAAACCTACGACATGCCCGGCACGCTCGACGAGAAAATGGGCCTGATCGCCGCCTTCGGCCCGGTCAAGTGCTGCTGGCTGGAGCGTCCTTTCTTTCCCCGTTTGATAGGGATCAAAAATGCAGTCACCATCGCTTCCGCATATGGTGAGCTGAAGGCTTGCCTGTTCTTCGGCGGCGTGCCGACGTTCGAGGTCGATCCGTCCGCGTGGAAGAAGACCATGCGGCTATCGACCGACAAGAACGCCAGCCGCGCGTTGGCCAGCCAATACTTCCCCGACTGCTCGGACCAGTGGAAGCGGGTGAAGGACGACGGCAGGGCCGAGGCTGCCCTGATCGCACTCTATGGAAAGGGAAAGCAATGAACCGAGAGCTAACCAACAAAGAATACCACGCCCACCCTGCCATCTCGTCTTCGGACGTGAAGGCGGTCCACACAAAATCGCTGGCACATTGGAAAGGGAAGGTCCGCAAAGAAAGCAGCGCCTTCGCCTTAGGCAGCGCCGTTCACGCTCTGGTGCTGGAGCCGGAGAAGAACCTCGTCCTGCGTGGCCCCGAGGATCGCCGTGGCAACAAGTGGAAAGAGGCACAGCTTGCCGCCGATCTGGACGGCCAGATCCTGCTGCCAGAAGCCGAGTTTGATCTGGCCGCGCGCATCGCGGATGCAGTCAAGGCTCACCCGGTGGCGGCCATGTATTTGGCCGATCCGACCTTTGTGGCCGAGGCCAGCTTCTTCGGCATCGATCCGGCCACTGGCGTCGAAATCAAATGCCGACCCGACGGCTATCTGCCCGAGGTCGGCCTTGTGTTCGATCTGAAGACCACCACTGACGCCAGCCCGGACGGCTTCCCGCGTGAGCTTCGCAAGTACGCATACGACGTGCAGGCCGCCTTTTACCTGCGCGCCCTGCGTGCCGCTGGCTACAAAGCCGACACGTTCATGTTCATCGCGGTCGAAAAGGAGGCACCCTTTGCTGTCGGTGTCCACGCCATGACCGACCGCTATTTGGACCACGCCGATCAGGTCGTAACCCAGACCCTCCAAAAGATCAGCACCGCCACCGCAGTTTCCGACTTCACAACGGGCTGGCCACTGATTAACCATATCGATCTGCCGCGTTGGCAGACCGAGACCACCGAAGATGACATCTTCGACCAAACCGTAGACTTCTGAGACCACAAGCCAAAGAGGAGCAAACCATGGCTAACAATGATGACTTCCACAAGGTTCTCGTCAAGAACGTGACCCTTCAATACCCTAAGCTGAACCAGACCTATCGGTTCAACACCCAAAAGCAGGCCAGCGAACCCTGCGCGCCCACCGCTTCCAACGCGGCTTGGAGCGTGGCCTTCGACATGCCCAAAGAGCAGGCAAAGCCGCTTTACGAAGAACTGCGCGCCCACTACGAGGCTTGCCGTTCGCGCAACAGCAAGATGCCCCAGTTCAAAACCATCTTCGGCATGAAAAAGCTGAAGGACGAACACGGCAATGAAACCGGCATCGTGCAGTTCACCGCCAAGCGCAACGGCATGAAGAAGGACGGCACGCCCAACAAGGCACCAACCGTCATCGACGGGCAGAAGCAGCCGCTGGCCGATCTGGCCTTCTGGGGCGGCTCCAAAGGCACCGTGCGCGCATGGGCCGTCGCTGTGATCGACCCCGATGGCAACGGCGGCATCAGCCTCCTGCTGGACGCGGTGCAGGTCACCGAGGCACGCTATGGCGACGGCGGCATGGACGATTTCGATACTGTCGAAAGCAAGGCCGATCCGTTCGAGCAGGCAAAAGCGCCCTTGACCGAACAGAAGCGCCAAGCCATTGCTGATGATCTGGGGGACGAAATCCCATTTTGATGAAAAAAGAACCCCGGCGTGAGACCAACGCGCCGGGGTTCAGTTAAGGCAGGCAGAACCGAGGGAGGAGCAGGTTCTGTGTGCAGGCGGAGAAACCTTGCAGGAGAAACTATAATGCACGCAATATCTGGTGGCAAGTGTCGCGGTGGCCACAATGTCTGACATCCGATTTCTTACCGCGCCCGGATCATTCCACACTCTGATCGACAAGCCCGGCCAAACATACCCCGGCATCTCTTGGGCAGACATCGCCCGCATGGTTTCCACACCGCAGGCGAAAGAAAAGATCGACGCAGACTTTTTCATCCCCTCAACCTACCGCGAACACGACGGCAGATCGCACGAAGCCCAGCGTGAGCGCGGAGCCTTCCGAATGCTCGCCCTCGACATCGACCGGGGCAACCCCAGCCTAGATGACGTGCTGGCCGCCGTAGAGGCCGTTTGCGGGCCTGTCAGCCTGCTTGCCTATTCATCCTCCGGCGCGACACCAGAGAACCGCAAATGGCGCGTCCTGATCCCGCTGGCGGGCGTCCTGTCCGGCGCTGACTATGAGTTGGCCCAGACCGCCCTCTTCGATCTCCTGCATGCCAATGGCATACACCCCGACGGCGCTCTGGCGCGCTGCGGGCAGCCGATCTACCTGCCCAACGTGCCGCTGGCCAAACGCAACCCGGACCTGAGCCCGATCTTCTACGTGATGCGCGTGATCCGGGCCAAGACGCTGCGGATTGATGACAGCAGCGCCATCAAGCAAGAGATCGATCGGCGCGTGGAGCAGCACAGGCTGGCCGCCGAGCAGGCGCAGATCGCCAGCCGAGAGCGTGAACGCCAGCGGGCCGAGCGTCGGCAGAAGTTTCCAGATCAGGTCAGCCCGGTCGACGCCTTCAACGCT